TTAAAAAACATATTCACAAAGACGATTGTATGATGACATATCTAGGTAGAGGTGACCATTATAGTGAATGTGGTTTCTTATACTTTAATTTAAAACATCCTGCTGTTCTATCGTATGCACATAGAATGAAATCATTGTATGATACAGATGGCATATATAACCTAAAAGAACAACACGATAGTTATGTATGGGATTATGTAAGAAAAGAATTTGAAAAAAGAGGCACAAGAAATTACAACATTGGTGATGGTAAACCAGGTCATGTACAAGCAAGGTCGATATTAGGACCTGTTTATGACCATACCAAAGGCAATAGAAAACTGAAAGGTAGAAGTCCAGAGGCAAGAATATGATAGATGTTTTTATAGGTTATGATGAGGGAGAAAAGGTTGCCTTTCATGTATTGGCAGAGAGTATTAGAAGAAACTCTAGTCAACCAGTTTCAATCACACCATTGTGTTTGAATAATATACCAGAATTTACAAGAGAGAAACAAGAAAACCAATCTACAGATTTTGCATTTAGTAGATTTATGGTGCCTAGTTTGAGAAAGTATCAAGGCTTCTCTATCTTTATGGATTGTGATATGATGTTTAGAGGAGATATTGCAGAGTTATGGAATAAAAGAAATTTTATATATTCTGTTATGTGCTGTAAACATGATTATGAACCTAAACAAGATAAATTTAGAGGTGCCAAAAACGAAAAGTTTGAAAAGAAAAATTGGTCTAGTATGATGATTATGAATAATAGTCTTTGTAATAGATTAACACCTGAATATGTTAATGAAGCTTCAGGTTTAGAACTACACCAATTTAAATGGTTACCAAATGATGACGCTATTGGTAAATTAGACTTAGAATGGAATTGGTTAGTTGGCGAATACGACTATAATCCTGACGCAAAGAATGTACATTGGACACTAGGCGGACCATACTTTGAAGACTATGCTAGAAGTGATTATGCAGACGAATGGTTTGATATTTACTACGACACGATAAGGATAGACTTAAAATGAGATTAGCAGTAATAGGTTGTGGGTTTGTAGGAAGCACAATTGCTAACGCATTAGAAAATGCTGGCAATGATGTTGTACGAATTGACCCGAAATACAACGATAATAAAATAGAGGATTTTGTAGATAAGATTGAGGGTGCTGTTATATGTTTACCTACACCAACTGTAAATGGTGAACAAGATATAACTTTAATAGACAAGACAGTAATTGCATTGAGAGATGTAAGAACATTAATCAAATCTACCATTTTACCTAATATGTTAGGTGTGTATGAGGAGAATGTAGTTTATTCTCCTGAATTTTTAAGAGAAGCACATGCCAAAAGAGATTTTGAAAAGAATGAACATGTATTATGGGGTGGTTTGAGAAGTGAAGCAGATTGGTGGATTGAGAGATTTAATTTTCATCACAAGACAAATATTGTTATGGACAAAAAGAGTGCGAGTGTAATCAAATATGTTTATAACTGTTGGTTAGCAACAAAGGTTACTTTCTTCCACGAATTGTATAGTAAGTTAGATAAGACATATAATTACCATATGATTATCAATACATTGTCTGACTTTGAGAATATTGGTCCTAGTCACATGAAAGTAAAAGAATTAGGTTATGATGGCAATTGTTTTCCTAAAGACATGGAGGCATTTGCAAACTTTTTAGATAGTGAATTATTAAAAAGTGTAATTGAAGTTAACAAAAATTTAGTAGCAAGCAGATGATTATTACACATAAATTACCGTGGGACAAATGTTTATCACATCAATTAATGCCAGCCATAGAAAAAGGTTGGAAAGACGAGGGTAAAGATGTTCATTTCTTTTGGGGTTTAGCAGGCCAAAATATTAGACAAATAAAAGAATGTGAAGAAAGAGGTGATGAATGGTGGTATGTAGATGTAGGTTATCTTACTGAACAAATTACAAGATATCCAGAACCTATTATTAATAATTATGATACAACTTATTTTAGAATATGTAGAGGTGGTATTCACACAAACAGATTTCATGTCACTCATAGTGATAGATGGAACATATTAGATAAACAAGGTATTGATTGTCACTTCAAAGGTTGGCGTGATAGTGGTGACCATATTCTATTATGTCCTTCATCTCCTACTGTATGTTATCACATCAACAATCTTACACAAGAAGAATGGATTAAACAAGTTACAGATGAAATTAAAAAACATACAGATAGACCAATTAAAATGAGAAATAAACCAAGACCAAGTAATGAGTTTTGGAATACAGATATAAAAGATTATTTGAAAGACGCATGGTGTGTTGTGACAAATATGTCGTTATCAGCAGTTGATGGTGTCCTAAATATGACACCGGCGTTTACACATCAAAGAAATGTGTCATCTCTGGTAACAAGTCGTAAAATAGATAAGATAGAAAAACCTTTTAAACCAGGTAGGAAGACGGTGCAAGAATGGCTAAACATGATAGCAAACCACCAGTTTACAATACAAGAAATAGAAGATGGCTTGGCTTTCGATATTTTAAAGGAACAGTACCAGAGCGTTGGGTAGGATTTGGTTTAGCAGTAGCTTCTGTTTATATCTTATCAAGTGCTAACATCTCTACTCAATGGGTAGGTTGGTTACTTAGTGTAGTCGCTTGTGTTATGTGGGTGTATTTTGGTTACAAAGACAGAGATTGGCCAAGAGCGCTGATGGAGTTAATGTATTTGATTTTAAGTATGAGGGCAATGTACAATTGGTTATTGATATGAATTATAATTTTGTTTGTATTTGTTATGGTGATAAGTACGCCGTAGAGTATGTACAAAAACTCTACAATATGGTGAAAAGAAACACCACACTTCCTATAAACTTTGTAGTATTTACCGACCATGTTAAAATGCATAAGATGGTAGAAGGAGATATTGACATTAGACAGTTTAAAGAAACTGACCTACAAGGTTGGTGGAATAAACTACAACTATTTCATCCAGACACATATTTACCAGGCGTTACATTGTACATGGACTTAGATGTTGTCATTACAGGTAACATAGATTGTTTTTACAGTCACGAACCACAATTAGATTTTTGTGGTATGAATGATTTTAACCCAAGTACCAAACTTTGGAACTCCAGTATTATGAGATTCAAACAGCAAGACCTTCACGGACGGATTTGGCATAAATTCATGTCCAATAGACCAGAATACCTTAGACGATTTGCAGGTGACCAAAACCTCATATCTGACTTTATAAAGAACACTCCTGGATGTGGTTCTTTTCCTGATTCGTGGACACAATCATATAAGTGGTATGACAGAAAAGGTAACCGATACTCCAGACAAGACATGAAATACGACCATAATGGCGAATCGTTGGTAACCGTGTTTCACGGACAGCCAAATCCTCACGAATCTGAGCAGGAATGGGTAAAAAATGCTTGGAAATAACAAGTATTTTGTGTCGCAGCTCTAAAACCCTTACCTGGTCTCAAAAAAAACTTTAAAAAAAAGCGAAAAAACGCTTGCTTTCTATGTGGAAACCTGTATAATGGACACATAATGATTAGAGAATATAACAAAAAGAAACAATGGGTGCGACTAAAAAGACTTGAAAAAAGAGTTGCCAATGCTAAGAAAGTATTGTATAGTAACCCTTATAAAACACTATATGAAGTCTTACAAATAATAAAACAAAAGGAGAATACACACTATGAGTAAAGTTAAAAACTACTATTGGGACCAAGCTGAGAAAGCTGTTGACGCAATCTTACTTGAACTTAAAAACAATGCTATCACTAAAGAAGCTGCTAAAACAAAAATTATGAATGTAGAAGCCGTTGAGTTATGTGATATTGATGAGAACAATGTTGATGAAGTAATCGACATGGAAATGGAAATGGCATAGTGAATTTTGATAGTAATTTAAAATCTCCTATCTCAGAAGCAACAAATATTTTGATGAACTATAAAATATCACCACACGCTTTAAAAAATATTAAAGATGTTAATTATTATAGAAATCAAATGTTAGTAGTTTTAAATGAAAGAATTATTAAATCTAAAACTTTAAAAGATGTTGCTCATATGTTAAATCTAAAACATTCCGAAAGAGTTAGACAAATAGAGGCAAGAGTAAAACACATATTAAAAAAAGGACTAAAATAATGACACTATTAGAACACATCAAAAATATTAATATTAAGTCTAAGGCATGGATGGCTGCAAATCCTGGTTCATGGGCTGGTATGGTTGTAGAAGATATTAAATTCTGGAACGACCAAGGTATTTTTACTGTTGAAGATTATGAAAGAAGTAATCTTGAAACAAGTGTTTATGAAATGCACAAAGAGGCATATGGTGTCAAAGGTAGACATTACAACTTTAGTAAAATGTCAACTAAAGACCTAGAAAAAGAATTAGACCACCTTTGTGATGTAGCAAAGCGTGAGGCAGAGATTGAAAAGAGGCAAGAAGAAGATAATCTAAAGGCCTTTGAAAGTAGAATTGACGAAGCACTATCTCTAGGTGCAGAAAATAGAGAAGACGCAATAAAATGGATTTTACAGGCCGAGGGGCTTGACAAAGAACAAGATAAAGGGTATATTTGTTATACACTTGGTCTTGGTTATGACAAGGAACATTTATTTCAAACAAAACACTAACAAAAGGATACATTATGATAATTAATATAGGTGATACAATAGAAGACATGAAAGGCAGACAAGGTGTCATTACCAATATCGGTATTGCTACCGAAGTAAATGATATAGCTGCTGAGAATAATACGAGTTTGAACGCCAAGACTTATGACACAAAACTTGGTTACACAGGTGCAGTTACCTTTGGTTCTAACTGGTGTTATTTTAGTCAGATAGATAAAGTGGTTAAAACAAATGATTTTGAAGAATCAGCAACTGATTGGATAGATGGATAATTATGATGAAATATAACGAAGATAAAATACTTAAAGAAATTGGTGACTATATTAAAGGCACCTACGGACAACACTATGCTCAAGTGAGTAAAGGCACACAAGTGCAAGACCTATTGAGAGATATAGGCATAGATAAAGATTTTTGTCAGGCTAATGCAATTAAATATTTGTGTAGGTTTGGTAAGAAAGATGGTAGGAACAGAAAAGACCTACTAAAAGCGGTACATTATATTGTACTATTGATGAATTCAGAGGACCAAGGAGAAAAAAAATGATTGAAGTCCTGAACCACATTGATGATGTTAAGAAGATTCGTAAACTGGTAATTGATGGTATGACACAAGACGCCATCAAAGCTTGTGATGTGAGTATTGCCCATAACGAGAAAAAAGTAAAAGAGTTTGAGAAGTGGGCTGAAGAAGAAAGTAAGAAGGATGTACTTCCAGAGGGGGTAGGATAGTACACGAAGGCTTCGATTCGTCAATCCTGGCGCATCCTGGCAGCTTTTCTGGCGAGAAAAGTCAACAAAAACACGCATTTTTTAAGGCTTGCCTTTTCTAACAAGATATGGTAGGATGAAGACTAACAATTAACAAAGGACTATATTATGGCGTTTTATTCAAAAGAAACACTTTTTGCAGAGTTTGATATTGCAAAAGCAAAAGACACAAAAGGCAAATACGAGAAGTATGATAATCGTATTCAATTTTGTAAAGACCACATTGAGTTAAGAAACAATAAACCTCAATACTATGAGGGTGTTGATATTAACTTTTCTAATTTGTTGTCTGCTTATCTACAAGAAAATCCAGTTGACGCATTTTACAAAGTTGGTTTTGGTAAAACATTTGCCGAAGTCAAAGCTATGTCAGACGCAGAAACTCCAGAAAACAAAAGTGTAAACTAATGGCGATTATCTATACAAATCAATCTAGTGGTTACTCACGCAAGAATAAAAAGAAGATGAATAATCTATCTGATAATCAAATTGCAGAGTATAAAGAAGACCTAAGAAAACACAACAAACATTACAAGTCAAAAGGTTTGCATAGTATGTTGATGACACTAGATGATTATATTAAGTATAGATTTGGTGCCTTACCAAAAGTCAAGACAGGATATGTACCATTACAGAGTACACCTCATGTCAGAGAAACACCAAATTATCCAAGTTTATCAAATTCTACCAACTTAGGTGGTGGTACGATAGACCACAAAACACAAATGGAAAGAATTGAAGTATCTAAACAATACTCAATTGTTCCAGCATACAACAAAGGTCCTTACATGGTGGTCAGTAAAGAAGACCTTAAAACAGCAGGAAGAAAGGTATAATGTTACACAAGATTAGTGATTTTTGTAATAAAATAGACTCTATTAAAAAAATGTCAGATGACCTTAGAACAACAAAGTATAGTTTTCCTAAGTCGCCTGATAGAGATTTTAGAATACAAAATTTAATTGATACTATTCAAGCAGATTGTTTGTTAATTGCAAACGATAAATCAGATTATGGAAAAGAAACAGATAAAAACGGTGATTATGGCGATTATAGTGGTGTCAACCATGACGGCATGCTCAACAATAAAAAAGAATGAAGAAGGCAAATATAAAATCAATCCAATCGGTACTATTATTAGGACTATCATTGGTGTTCCTGACCAATTGCAGTTCGATTAATAGAACACATGTTGGTGCCGTATCAGGTGGTGCGACAGGAGTTGCAGCTTGTGTTGCTTTAGGTCAAACAGACCCTTATGTTACTGGTACATGTGCCTTGGTGGGTGCATTTAAAGGCGCTGACTTGTTATACAATTCAGATTATGATGTACATAACGCAGTATTTGTAGACCATTTAAATACAGCGCCAAGTTATGGTTCATCATATACAAATTGGTACAATAGTAAAACAGGTAATTCAGGTATTATTAAAATTAGTAAGTCATATATGGAAGGACCTTTCAAGTGTAAGGAATATGACGCAACTGTAGATATTACAAGTAAATGGCCATTGGTTGGTGTTGGAGGCGTAAATAGAGAGGTAATATTTGGTACTGCTTGTCAAATGCCTGACGGACAATGGATAGAAAAACCATGATGGATCCTAGAAAACAGATGAGATTTTATTTGACATGGAGTTTTGTTCTTATTTTGTTCTTATTACTTTCTGGACTTGCCATTGCAGGCGATTTGAGTTATCCTAAAGTCAAGAATATAGAACCACATGAAGTTAATGGACAATATTGTTATATTAAAATTGAAATCGTCACAGATGGCGATACAGTTACAAAAGAAGAAAAATTGGTGTGTGCTGATGGTAGACAAGGCATTGAAACCCCAGGTTATTGGGACTTGTTTGCACAGTTTTATTACAGAGATGTACAAACACCAGAATATTGCCGATATTATAGTCGGAATAAACATGCTTTTAAGTCACCAGGAAAAGTTTGTTTACAATCAAATGGTGAATGGGAGGTGAAATAATGATAAGATATATAATCATTATTGCTCTTGTAATGGTAATACTTTATGATGTATCTAGTGAGGATGCCTGGACATATGTTCAATCCACGCTTGACTTCTTGCAAGAGTTAGTATATAATGTACGAGAAAGTGGTAAAATATGATGAAAAATAAAGTGATGAAACTAGGTGCTCTTGTAGCAATTGTAGGTTTAAGTGCCTGCTCTAGTATGAATAGTACCTATAAGATTAAGTCAGAGAATGGTAATGTTGTTGATAAAGTACCATCTTGGTACATGGCTGATATTAATGAGTCAAAAGCTTGTGATACTTCATGGTTAACAAGTGAAGACAATGATAAGCAATGTATCTATGGTGTTGCAACGGCAGTATCGCCTGATTTACAATTGTCAATAGAGAAAGCCAAAATGATGGCGAAATCTGAATTG